CAGCCCTCGCTCCTAAATAAATGTTATTAGAGCTATCAGCAGCCACGGCTTCTATTCCATTAACGTAGCCCGCCATTTCACGCGACCAATCAAGAACACCCGCCGCTGTAATACTCGCTACTGAACCAACTATAACACCACTACCCGAAGCGGATTCAGTTTTTCCTACAGGGATAATATAATCATTGGGAGTAATAACCAGATTACCGTAATTTGCATCGAGTTTGTTTGTCACAGAAGCACCAGCAGTTGTAGCTGATTGTTGGAATTGTATGACTCCAGCACTATTCCATTTTACTATTTCTGCTAATCCCGTTGTAGTGTTGTTTGTCCATAGGTAGATATTGTCATTACTATCTATACCAATACCAGAGCACGTAGCAGTGCGGCCAGTTGTACCAAAGTACCGTCCCCACTGGAACACTCCGTCCGTGTCCCATTTAAGAATCGTGGCAGATTGATTGGTGCCATCGTATGCGTTGCCTACTACAATTATGTCTGCCGTACTATCGATAACACTACCAGCTCTTACTTCTACCCATGTCAAAGCAGTGTCTTGGGCTGCGCGTTGCCATGTGGGAGCCGTGCCGTCTGAGGGCCATTTAGACATCCATAAAATATCAGCTTGAGGGTCATTTCGGTAGCCTGATAAATAAACATTACTAGAACTATCAACAGAAATACCTGAGTCGTAAAATGCTTCACCAGATACATTACCAAGAAGCGAATAGTAAGCAAGCGTATTACCAGCCGTGGGCCATAGGGCTTTGCCTTTCCACTGCAAGGATTCAGAAAGTGTCCAAACACCTGATGCCGCACTGTTTTCATACGGGCCAGCGGGCGTGACTTTCGTTTTTGTAATTAAGCCTCCTGGCCATTTTCTTGACATTTATAAGCTCTCCTATAAAAGCGTAGAAAAAAACCTTACGAAATTTCTTCGTAGCTTACTACCACTTTAAGATCATTAGCGGCCCCTGCGGTTGCCCCCAACGATCTATCTTCTTCTAAATAAAGAAAACTGTTTTTATCAATTACCACTAAAGACGCATCTGCGGGGACAGAAACGGTGCTTACAATTTCCGTCGCCGTGCCTCCTATATCGTCTTGGGAGTAAAAACCTATCGTTATGTCTGCGGCAACAGAGCCGTCCACATTAGCTACGACTAACGAGTTTACTTTAAAAACTTTTCCACTCAACGCAGCATTACTAAGCACCGCTGTAGCAGCGGTGCTAGATAAATTTACGGTAGCAGATTTTCCTGTGATAGTGGTTACATTTACAATATTTGGGGCGGCCATACTTATTTCTCCTTGTTAGCCGAAAACAATAGCCATAGCTATAGATTTTCCTATTCCTATTCCAGCATCTGCAAAACTAAGTGTAGCGCTACCATTAGTCACAAGTGCTTGATCCGCATTGCCATCAGATGTAGGCAGTGTAAAAGTTGTAACAAAACTCTGTAAATTCGCATCGTAAGCTAAAACGTTACTGCCGATTGCCAACCCAATATTAGTTCTAGCCGTAGCTGCGTTATTTAAATCCGATAAATTATTAGCTATCTGTAAAGCGCCAGAATCGGTGACTACAAAAGTAGATGTTATATCTACAACCGCTGCTCCAGCCCCTGCGCCGTCAGCATATACTATTGCCGACTTACCGTTCGCTACTGTGACGTTCGCTCCTGCACCCTGTGATAAAATAACACTTTCACCAGAACTATTCTTTACTATATAGATATGATCCGCATCATTTGGTGCAAACGTGACGGTGTTTGTTCCAGAAGGCGATCCGGCAAAAAGCAATACTCCGTATTGACCGTCCGATAAAGCACCTTCTGCCGTAGTTAGTGTGTGTGTAGTTCCTGAAAGCGTAATAGAACCAACACCGTTTGTCAGCCTGTCTACTATGTTCCAGCTTGTATTAGTGGTGGTTCCCCATGTCCCAGACTGTTCCCCAGTTGGAATAAGTTCTATACCACCGTTGGTTGTATACGTGCTTGTCATTTAAGCCTCTCTATGCTGCAATTTCTGTCCAAACGGTTCCGGGGTCAGGAATTATTCTGCCCCAGACTATCACAGGTGTTACTTCTCCGCTACCTGAAATACCTGCCACCGATACGGCTGCGTTACCTATAATCGAAACAGTACCTACTTCCCCTGTACCCTTTATATTCGGGTTTAATGGGATGACTTGGCCGTTCCGTATTTCTACCGAACCTACACCACCCGTTCCAGCAACACCTGTTACTGTTATAGAGCCAACACCTGACATGGTGATGGTTCCAACGCCACCTGTTCCGCCAACCCCTGTTACTGAAACAGACACCCCTGTTCCAAGGGTTATAGATACGCTTCCTACACTACCCGTAGCTTCTTGCCCTGTAATAGTTGGAGCAGTATCTATACTAACACTTACACCTCCAACACCACCTGTCGCTGCTGGTATAGTGATAGGACTGCCCCATGAAGACGAACCCCATGTACCACGACCGTAACCGTCCCACCTAACCGTAACGTCAACGCCGATACCACCCCAAGCTAGCGCACCCCACGTAAATAGTCCAAAACCTTCGGCCATCTGCTATACCTTATTAGGCTATCCGTATAATAGCGTTAGTGGCATCTGGTGTTGGAAATACTATTTCAAAATCACCCGAAGTACTGGTTTTATCTCCACCAAAATCTAAAACAACCACGGTAGGATCACCAACCGCAGAGTCGTTATATATTAAAGCGCCGCGAGCCGTTATCGTTGCGGAAGTAAATGTCAAATTAGCAAAATCAGTTAGGCCAGTTGTACCCGAAGAAGTCGGTGTAACATTGGTTAATGCACCGCCTCCCGCTGAGTATGTACCACTGTTACCTACTTCGTTTGTCGCAGTATATGCCGTCGTCGCCGCCGTAAAGGAAGCGCTGTTCGTATACAAAGCAAGTTTAAACGTGTTTCCAGACGTAGTGGTGAAATTATGTGTAGCCGTCATTAATTCTTTTTTAAATGAGGTACACATGAAGTTACCTGTGAAAGCCATATTAAAGTCTCCTTAAAATTTCGGCCAGCGCGGGGTGTCCCGCATTTTTTACAGCATTATATACAGTCGTGCGGTCGCTTAAAACAGCTTGACGCATATAGGAAGTTACCAGCGTTTCCAGATTATTCTGGAAGGCCCGTGCTTGATCTTGTACGCTTGCAGGAGCCGTATCTGCAATAGAAATGATCTTAGACACACATTGAACAGCTAACTCTTCGGGCGTAAACCCTCGGTTATGTGTCGTATTAACCGTTACGCCAGAATCACCACGAGGTATATCTAATTTAAGTTCAAACATTATTGCCGTGGCCTTATTACTTGCCCTGTTAAATACTCGTCTTGCGTTTGGTCGGCTTCTCCAAGCAGTTTAAGTGCCGCTAACGCTTCCTGAAAACGAACAGAGTATAACTGCTGTAAATCAGGTTCACCTTTCATAAAGGTATACGCCTCAACCAGACAACCGTAAAGAAGACATAACTGAGCGTCTGTGCTTAACCAAGTTGTTCCACCTCCCGCACCCGCTGTAATACTAACGGGCCTATAGAAAAAATGCAGTTCCATTTGTGACGCGGCAGAAGGTGCTGGTCCTAATATAAAATTATCTACGTCAAACTGAGCATAGTATTTTGGATCACCAGTAGTAGCGCTATTGGCGTTATAAGTCTGTACAAAATTTACGTCTTTAAACTCAAGAAATACTTTCTCGCTTGAAGCGTTAAGGAAAGACATTGAAAAAGGCGCTAAAAAATCGGAAGGCGCTGCAAGATACTCATTCCCCAACGTAGCTAAAGCCGTGGAGTTTTTCCTGAATAAGCTTAATTGCACCTGTTTTAAGATACGTTCTTCTGTCAACCTGATAAAAACAGGTAGATTAGTTACAAAGGAAGACTCTGTATTTTCCGTATAGTCTTGGATAGCTGTTTTAAGCTGATCGTAAGTAAAACTCATGTTGTCACCACCGATACGTTTCCTACTACCCCTATTGCATTAAAAGGCGTAAAAGCTGGCCCTTCTATAACAGGTATGCCGACGTACACCTGAAGAGTCATTACCCTATCGGGGCGGGGGTTTTTTAAAGCTTGCGGCCCAACTGTGACCCGTAAAGGTTGTAACTGGGGTTGTTTAGGCTCCCACTCGTCGTATCCAACAAGCATTCCCGTCCATTCCATACGCATCCTGTGCAATGGATAACGGAATCCTGACCTGTCAGAAATACCTAAAGCATGTTTTCCTACAGCGTATTTTGACCCCATCCTACACCTCTACCTAAAGTAACCGAAACCGGGGGTAATAGTTAAATTAGCCCTGTCTCTGTCCTCTGTCATAGCCCGATCCATTTCTTCTTCGTACAACCCTTTTAAGTATTGTATGCGGTTGGGGGCTTTTTTAAGAGCAATGTAGTAAGCTAAACCAGCAGCTAAAGCCGGGTAAAACCTGAAAGGCATCTCCATCGTGTTCGTAGGGCTATCAGCATCGTCCATACGAACTAAACGATCAAAAATAACTTGATCGGTACTGTTATTGGGGGTCGGCCACACGTTCATAACAGGGGTTATCTGGCGATCTACAAAAAACTGCGACACCCGCGACTCAGTAGTTTTTGTAGGAATATTTAAATATTCGTCCCGGCTTAACCGTGCTATACCATAATCCGTCCCATCTCGACGTAAGACAGCGTTTAGTACATCAATAGTGTCGGTATCCAAGGTATATGTACTCGTTCCTTGAATCATCGTTACCGTCGTTTGCTTGATAGTCCATTGATTCAAGCCCCGATTAGCCCAATCCGCCAGCATTAGATTTAAAGAGCGTTTAGCCGTGCGAATATCATAGCCTGTGCGAGCTACAATCCCACAGCGCTCAAACGCCTCTTCTACGTACTCAGTGACGTTTAATTCAAAATCTTTGCTGCCTGAAATCGCCATAAAAATACCTTAGTTATACGGGGCTACTTTTACGCCCTTTGTCCGTGGTTTGCTTTTCTTCGGACCAGTTTTAATTTTCTCATTAGGATAAGTATTGGACTTCCAATCTTTTCCCATTGCTTCTTTTTTATGTGGGCTAATCGCCATATTAATCTCCTATTAGTCGTCTATATAAATCTTTGCGGGATCGTAATACCGCATCTGCATTATACTCGTCTTCATAACCCTTATAATACCCTAAAGGCTCTATTTTGTCTGCGGTTTCTTGTAGTAAACTTAAAGGTTGCACTAACATCAAAGCATATTCTTTATCTGTATTAGTTGGAAAAAGACTTCTTTTAAGTAAAGCATTTTCACCATCATTAGGGTGAAACCCTACTACCCACGCATCTTTATTAATAAACATGCCTTCTCCTATGGCTTCATTAAACCCTGAAATAAACTGGTGAAAAGCTTTAGCGTCTTCGTTAAAACAGGTATCTACAACAATAACCATGTCAAAATTAGAAGGGTAGCACGAAACAACTGTATATAAGTCTTGGTAATCAGGAGCGTTTTTAAACACAAACCCTACTTTATCATTTTTCCACGCATTCTTAGCTTTTGGGCAGGCCGCTAAACCGTTAAAGTTTTTATTAGATGTCTCTAACGATTCCTCAGACCATTTCTTAATCTCAAAGATTATCTTTTGTTCTTCTCCGGTATAAAAATCAAAAGCCATTTTATTGAACTCTTAGGGTAAAATAAAAATTAGTAAAGCCAGAACAACACCACCTAGTTGTATCGCCATCCCGCTTATTAAAGCCCATAGTTTAGTATCTAACCTAGATATGTCTTTTTCAATATGTACTAAATGATTAGTTTCTAAACGATTCAAAACCTCTTCCATAACGCTTATTCGAGTGTCCATTTTGACAAGTAATGTACGTTCTTTCTCAGTTGTCATTTTGACCTGCTTTAAAAAACTGTAAACCCACCATTAGGCGTGAAATGCTGTCATAGAAGACATGATAGTTTGCGTATACACAACATATCCCCCTGAGTTAAACCGAATACCCTCGTCAGGTATATCGGGATAAGCGTTTGTGTTAGCTGCTGCAACGGTGTTGAATTGCATCCCAATAGTCCCTGTTGCAGAGGTTTGACGGAATGTAACTGTTCCAGCAGTTCCTGTGTTAACAACGTATAGACCGATTAACCGCATACTTCCCCGAAATATAGGGGCTGCAATACTAGTCCCTGAACCTACCGAAACATTTCCCGCTGCTGCTCCACTGGAAGCAATTTGAGTAATTGTAGCAAAATAAGTGGTTCCTGTAGCAGTGCCTGTATTAGCACCTGTAATAACTTCAGTAACCGCTGTAGCTGTTTCGTCAGTTCCTGTAACTGTAAACGTAATTCCAGAATCATTACCCGCAGATAAGATTGTGACATTACGCGGCTGGTCAAAAGTTACTTCTCCCCCCGAAGAGAGAGAGCCATCAATTGTAAGGTCAGTAGCGCTACCTACAGATTGAGCCGCACACACACCGTCTGTTACAGCGGTGGCGGCCTCAATAAAGGTGGCTAGAGCATCGGAACCCGACATATTAGTTCTCCTTCAGGCCGGATTATGATAAATTATTATTTTGCTGATACAAAATCGTAGCTCTGATTTCACCAGCAGAAGTAGCACCCGCGCTAGTCCATGTCAGTTTTAAATCCGCCGTTCCTGTATCTGCCCAAGCAAGCGCTCCGCCTGCTTCAGTTGTTGGATATGCGCGTCCAACTCCAGAAGCAATAGTAACTGAGTAGGAATTAAGTAAGCTGGCGTTACCACCAACCGTATCTCCAATACTCAAAACACATGTAGCACCTGCCATTACAGTGGGCTTATCAAGCACTATGTCAATAATTTGTGAGTTAGCTGGAATAACTACCGTCGTGGTATTTGCAGCAGAAGCTCCGCTCGCAAGAGTAGTGCCTGTTGAAAATGTCTGTGCCATTACAACTTGACCAGTGTTTTTTACATCTGTGCCAAGAGTAGTGCCTGTTGTGTTTTTAATAGTTCCAGCCTTGATAGGACCAGAAAATGTTGTCGTACCCATGTGTCACTCCTGTCTGGGTTAATGTCTATTGCAGGTGCAATAGTCAGGGTTGATTACTTACTATAGCGCAAAAAGAAAGGACGGCGCAAGGCCGTCCTTCCCAAGAGCAAAAAACAGAGTTTTATGCGCCGTCGCTACCGAATACGCAACGCCAGTCTGAGACACCGAACGAATATCGTTCACGAGCCTTAAACCGCATGTTACCAGTATCGAAGTCGCCTTCCATAGCTGTTCTTATCGGTGTACGCTCAAAGTGCTTGAACCCATTAGGAACGTCGGTTTTAATAAACCATCTGTCCGTATCGGTGAGGAAGTGGTTTACCACTGCTCCATCGGGGATCATGCCCATTGATTTGGTGGCATTAATATCATTGTCTGCCGTACCGGGACGTAAGTTTGAGTTAATTAAGCGTTCTGCTATAAACTGAAGTTCTTTTGGAATTATAAGTTTCATTCCACGAACTGCAATTTTTAGACCACGTTCGTCGGTCATTCCAGCAATATCAATCAACATCTGCTCTAATGAAGTTTCATTAAGATCAGACGCAACCGCTAATTGGTTGCGTTGGTTGCCTGACAAACTTGGATGTGCCGAAGAACACAAAGCAGCCCCGTCACCAATTGGGTAAGCGGTATTAAAGGAGTTGTTTAAAACTGCCGCTGCTTTAATTTGCTTAGTCTGTGACATTGAACGAGCTAAAGCACGAGTATAACGAGAGGCAAGACGATCATAAAGATTATCTTCTATCGCTTCTTCTGTGATGCTGAAAGCAAGCGCAATGGTTTCCGCAGTATAGCGGGCCGTATAGGTTTCCTGTGCGTCGTCAAAGGAAATAGCACTTCCTTCACTTTTCACGGGAGCCGAGCCGAACCCGGATAGCATCACCTCTTCTTCAAAAGCCCGATCTGAGGACT